GAAGGTGCAGGCGTATCTTACGACGAAGCGCAAGAAACTTTTACTGCTCGTTACAGTCACGAAACTGTAGCTTTAGCGTTCGCGATCACTGAAGAAGCGATCGAGGACAATTTGTATGATAGAATTTCTTCTAGATATACAAAAGCTTTAGCTAGATCAATGAGCAATGCTAAACAAGTTAAATCTGTTGAGCCTTTAATCAACGGTTTACCATCAACTGGTACTTTCAAATCAGGTGATGGCGTAGCTTTATTTAGCACATCTCACCCAACAGTTTCGGGTACGTTCAAAAACACTTTGACTACTCAAGCTGACTTAAACGAGACTTCATTAGAACAATCGCTAATCGACATCGCTGCGATGACTGATGAAAGAGGTCTAAGAATTGCTGCTAGAGGAGTAAAAATGATTATTCCTTCTGAGCTTCAGTTCACTGCTGAGAGATTAATGAAATCTCAAGGTAGAACAGCTACAGCTGATAATGACATCAACGCAATCGTATCTATGGGTATGATTCCTCAAGGATACAGAGTTAACAACTACTTAACTGACTCTGATGCGTTCTACATTATCACTGATGTGCCTAATGGAATGAAAATGTTCCAAAGAGCGCCTCTAACAACTGGAATGGAAGGTGACTTCGATACTGGTAACGTTAGATACAAAGCTAGAGAAAGATACTCATTTGGAGTATCAGACCCTAGAGGTATCTTTGGCGTAGAAGGTGCGTAATTAACCTTATTTAATGGGGCCGCCTTAAAACGGCCCCATTTACAAATTACAACGGTGAGATTCATGAGAAAATACTTAGTACAAATATTTACAAAATATCTTAAAACTTCGTTTGAAATTGAAAGTAATAAAGACATTAATACAGTAGAAGAGCTTCATCCACATATCATTGACTTTCTAGGAAAATCTGATATAAAGTGGGAAGAAAATGATTTGCAATACACAAGTACTGTAAATGATTTTTATATAACCTATGAGGAGGTTAACAATGGCTCAGCCAAAGATGGTGTTGTTCGCGAGGAAAATACAGTTCGAGTCTAAATGGAATGAACTGTTCTTAAAGAACGGCGGAAAAATAACACCGGAAATGTCTTTGCTAGGAGATCAGATCAAGAAAACGATCAGAGAAATCTTAGCTGCACAAGCGAGCCCTAAAAACCCTAGAGATGAAGAAGTTCATCTTTACGCTGGTTAATTAGGACTTTATATTGTCGTAAAACACTCTTTTTGCCTAGGGATACCTTGCACTTTTCTATAATTTAATATATAAATTAATTACTATACATAAATTAATTCTACATAGACGCGTATAGTCGACGGCCTAGAGACTATGTAGAAATAACTAGGAGGACACTATGGCAAATACTACATTTAGTGGACCAGTATTATCAGACAATGGTTTTATTGTTCCAACTTACACATTAGCAACTTTACCTACAGCAACAGCAGGTTTATTAATCTATGTTTCTGACGCAACAGGTGCATCTTTAACAGGATCTCTTTGTTTTGGTAATGGTACTAACTTTGTAGATGTTACTACTGGTGCAGCAGTAGCATAATAAATAATTTAGTGTGGACCTTCGGGTCCACATAAAAAATTTTAAGGAGAAAAATATGGGACGATCAACAGATGTAAAAGCTGTAAGAGTTACAGGGACAGGTGCTGTGTTTGCTGGAAGAACAAGATTAAGAGCTATCATTGTTGCTTCTGACAACGTAGGTGCAGGTCAAATTACTTTACAAGACAATACGGATAGCACAACTTTATTTGATTGTGATATTCCACAAGGAGATGTTTTTGCTTTTAATATTCCTTCAGATGGAGTTTTATTTCCAAATGGAATGAAAGTATCAGCATTAACTAATGTATCTTCTGCTACGATATTGTTAGATAAATAGGAGGCTAAATGGCCAACACAACTTCTGGAACAACTACATTCGATAAAACTTTTTCTATTGATGAGATAGTAGAAGAAGCTTTTGAACGAATTGGACAAGCAGATGTTACCGGTTATCAATTAAAAACTTCTAGAAGATCATTAAATATAATGCTTCAAGAATGGGGTAATAGAGGTATTCATTATTGGGAAATAGCTGACACTAATATTGACCTTGTTCAAGGACAAGCTGAATATGATTTTTTTAGAAGTAGTAGTGATGGTACAAGTGCTACTACAACTCCGACAAATGGTATTTATGGAATATCTGATATTTTAGAAGCACAATTAAGACAAAATTATAACACAACAACTCAATCTGATTCACCAATGGTAAAAGTAGATAGATCTACTTATGCTGGTTTTTCAAATAAATTATCACAAGGAACTCCTAATCAATATTGGGTTGAAAGATTTATTGATAAAGTAAGAGTTCATATTTACCCAACACCTGACGCAACAGCAGCTGCATATAATATGCATATGTATTATATTAATAGAATACAAGATGTTGGAGCTTATACAAACGCAACTGATTTACCATTTAGATTTGTTCCATGTATGGTTTCTGGATTAGCCTATTATCTTTCTATGAAATACGCACCACAACTTACACAACAACTAAAACTTATTTATGAAGATGAGTTTCAAAGAGCTTTACAAGAGGATGGATCAGATTCAAGTACTTACATTACTCCTAAAGCTTATTACCCAGGAGTATAATGTCAAAGTTTGCAACAGGTAAACATTCAAAATCAATATCTGATAGATCAGGTGCTGAATTTCCTTACAGAGAAATGGTTAAAGAATGGAATGGATCTTTAGTTCATTATACGGAGTATGAAGCAAAGCATCCACAACTAGAACCTAAACCTGTTTCAGCAGATGGTGTTGCATTATTAAATGTTAGAACTGCAAGAACAGAACCTTCAACAACTATCTCATTACCAGAGAATCCATTTGAAACTTATCAAGCAGGTTCTTCAATTATAAATGTTTATGCTCCCGGTCATGGTTTAACTAATTCAACAACTTATGTATTTAGAGGAGCAACTACAATAGCAGGTCAATATGCTAACCCAACAAATTTTGATGGTATCACCGGGACCAATATTGCAAAAGCTGCGGGCTATGCAATAACTACTGGAATTTATAAAAATGGTGTCAGAGTTTCTGATGATTATGCTGTTACTAATTTTTTTTATTTTACAGTTGATACAGATACTGCTACAAGTGGTAATATAAAAGGAGGCGGTTACGGGTGTTCAGTAGGACCGGTAACAATATCACCATGATAAATAAATTTTTAAATTGGATAAAAAATATATTTAAACCTGAGAAACAGGATCCTCATTTAGTTTTATATGAGGAAGTAAAACCAAAGCATTGTATTGAGCATACAAGATATAAAAAATCTTGCAAAGCTTGTCAGGAGATTACTAGTTAATGGCATACACTTTAGCAAACTTACAAGATGATATTAGAAACTATACAGAAGTAGATGACTCTGTATTATCTAATACTATTCTAACTACAATAATTAAAAATGCTGAAAATAAAATTTATAGAGAAGCAGATTCTGATGACAATAGATTTTATGCTACATCCAATTTACAAACTGGAAATAGATACGTCACTATTCCATCAGATTTAAGATTTATAAGATATGCTCAATTAACCGATTCATCTGGTAATCAAGTATTTTTAGAAAAAAAAGATACTTCATATATGGCAGCTTACTATGATACACCGGGAACTCAATCCGGATTACCTAAGTATTATGCTAATTGGGATGCAAATTATTGGGTTGTAGCACCAACTCCAGACAATACCTATTTAATTACATTAGCTTATGTAAAACAACCAGATTCAATAACAGTTTCTCCAGGAAGCACAGCAGGCACCTATGTTTCTAATAAATATCAGGATTTACTTTTATATGGATGTCTGGTAGAAGCATATGGATACTTGAAAGGTCCTGCAGATATGTTACAATACTATACGCAGTCTTATCAGAATGCATTACAATCGTACGCGATCGAACAACAAGGTCGTAGACGCCGAGACGAATATCAAGATGGTGTTATTCGTACTCCTTTAAAATCACCATCACCCTAAAATAATTAAGGAGAAAATAAATGGCA